AGCTCTTTGATAAAACCGGTCATCCTTAAACCCCTTTCGCTGCATAGCGTTTATCGTTGTCAAACGTATAAGCCATTCTGTTTTCGGGATACGTTATGCCCAACTCAGGCGCGGTAATTGAAAAAGGTTTTACCTTCCACGAAATCTCATATTCAGAAGTTACCGTTTGACTCAGTTCAACCTCAGCGTCAGAACGACTGTACTTCACCGGTCCCTCAAAACTTTTTGTAATGATATAGGACAGTCCGCCACGCAAATAGCACCCCGACTCCTGAGGAGAATTCACCAGCGTGCCGGGAACCTGATTAAGATAAATCGGCTTGACGCCTGTTACCGGACGGACATACGAAAGCATCCCAAACTCAACGCGCCGAACGGTTTCCCGATACGTTTGAGAAACCCGTTTTACTGCCAGGAAGTTTGCATCGCCATTCCAGGGAATCCCACACCCCTCCATCTGCAAATTCAAGCCAGCCACATGGACTTCAAAATTGTTGTTGAACGGATTTTTTTCACTGTCGAGACTATAGTTCCTGGATATCAGGATCTCGGAGATTCCCTGCTCGTTGCCAGGCATTCGCCACCAAACCGGATAAAAAATATTAGTAGACAACCCGGTAAGATCAATGATCTGTGAGTAAGAGGCCCGCCCGTTGATATCCTTTGCCTGTACAGCGCCACGCCATGCAGTGAACTGACCTAATGCCGCGTCCATACGCGCATCGATCTTGCCGATCTGATCAGTCACCGTCTGGGTAAGTTTTTCACATGCATCTACAACCTTTGTGATAGTTGTTTCAATTCCCATCATCAACCCCTGGTAAAGTTTATATTTTCAGCACCAGCGTTAAACGCCGCCACAAGTTTATGAAAGCCATAGTTCATATTCGCGTCCAGCATTGAAACGCGATCAGCAGATGCGCAAACCACTTAAAAGCCAAAAATGGCACCGTCGAAGTTCGTCAAATGCAGAGCACTTATACCCTCCTATTTCGCTTCAAGATCCATAACCCGCAACATCAGATCAACATGGCGGGACATGTTGCCGATCGAGGCCGCAGCCATGATCGAGATCTCCTCAGCCAGCAACACATTGAGGTTTTCACTACCGACAACAATGGTCACGCTGTCCGCCGGCAATGGCGAAATATCGAGGGTGAATTTTTGCAATACACGAGCGGCGTTGGCCTTATACGTCAGCAGCTTTCCAGCGACCGAGTAAACCGCCAGCAGCGTGCCGCTGGCGAGATAGAAGCCAAACTCGCCAATCTCGTATTCATCCGGGCCGCTGAACAGCGCGGCCATCCGTAGTTGCCGGGAACCCAGGTCCTCGTAGTCAACAATCGCCACCCGTTGCCGCTCATCGCGAAGGGCTGTTTCCGAGCCGTTCGGGTCATAGCGAGCGGTGCCCACACCGATGTGAGTAATCTCACCTTTCAAGCCTTGGTTTTTTGCCTGCAACACTTCATCCAGACCGGCGGAAGTGAAGCGAACCAAGCGCGTAATGTCTTCTGTCATAGCTGCGCCCTGAGGTCGTAATCGTTAATGGTGTAGCGCTGAGACACCCCAGCGTCTGTCAGTCGTATTCAGGCAGCGCCCCAAAAAGGAATAGTTCGCCATCGGAAAGCGGCGTGTGTGCGGCGCTGTGCATTGCAAGCCAAGCGTGCAGCTTCACTTCAGGCAATGCGCCCGGTTGACTGTCATCGCTGACACTCAGGCCAGGATCAGCACCCGCAGCAACACGCAGGCCGCCGCTCGTCTCGTGAACGACGGTGATGGTTGCATCGTCTCGCTCGCTCTTCGCCGCATTGACGCGGCGTATCAAGCGATTGTGATCGCCACTCGACCAGCTTCGACCGATGATCGCCTGCTGCTCGTACCAGGCCGAGATATTCGGTGTGAAACCCAGCGATTCGACGGCATGACTCAACGCTTTATTGGTTCCAGCCTGCCGCTGGATCTGCCAGGACAGTGAGACGGTCAAACGCTTTTCTGACTCGCTGGCGCCCGCGTCCCATTCGCTGACACCACGATCCGCGGCGAGATACGGCAAGAACGCCGACGGTGTCTTCGCTGGATTCATCAATTCAGGGAACGGCAGCGCAATGCGATCGAGCAATTGACCGAAACCGAGATCAAGCGCTTTTTCCAGCGGCGAGCTGTTCGCCGGCAACAGGCTCGGACGAGAGGCTTGATCACTCATAGCGTCAGCACCTCAACCTCGACGCCCGTGCAGTACGGAGCCTGGAAGGCTGTGGTCACGATGGGCTCCACTGGCTCGAGGATCTCCAGCTGTACCGCGCCGGCGGTATGTATCGTGTAATCGATCCAGCTCGGATCGACCCGCCCTTCCAGCCGGTGGCACGCATCGGCATACGCCTGCAATTGCTGCTCGGCGGCCACCTTGGTCAAACCCGAATCCGGTCCGGCGTTGATCTTCGCGACTACCCGGATCTTGTAGCGTTTGATTTCGGCGGCCTGCACCGTGACGAGATCCGTTTCGGGCCTCACGTCAGGGCGGGCAAAGTGCCGGCGAACCCCGTCCAGCAGGTCCGCAGACGGCGTGCCGTCAGCCTCTCGCGACAGCACGGTAACCCTCACCTCGCCAGGCGCTGTTCGGCGCCCGTTGCCATCCTTGACCTGCGCCGCGTAGCCATCCGGATCAAAGCTGTAGGTCACCGTCACCACGCCCGGAGCCGTGGTTTCGACCTTCACTGCGGGCCGTTCGCCGAGGGTGAACACCTCGCGGCGATACTGCATCCGCGAACCCGCTGCCGGTGCATGCGGCGCCAGGTAGTAACGCAGCCGGGCATCGACGTCGCTTTCATAAATGGGGGGGATCGGCGGAAATGCCGCCGGGTCTCCCGGGTCCAGCAACTGGCGCTCAAGCCCCATGTCCGCGAGGCGCGCGTCGAGGTTGCTACCGGTCGCCCACCACGCGAGCATCTGCTTGATGCGGGCGTTGTATTTGCGTTCGTGGGTTTGCAGCCGCACACAAAACGCCTCAAGGGCCAGGGTCAGCAGCTCGCTTTCGTTGTCGAGGCTGACTTGCAGTTTGGTGGCAGTTTCCGGTGAACGGGCGGCCACGTAATCGACGACAAACACCTTGAACTCGGAGAGCAGCGCCTCGAACGCTTCGACCGTGACAATCGCCGGCTCAGCCAACTGGTTTTGACCGGGTATCAGCATGCTCATGTCACGACCTCGAATGTCTGTTTGCGGTTTTTCCAGGTGCCGGCGAAGCGCAGCAGTAGCCCCGCCCCTCGACGACTGGCGACGATGACCTCAGGCTGAAAATCATCGATACCGTTTGCCTTGTTGTAAAACGCCTGTGCTGCGTGGCTCTGCGCCAGGATCAACACGTCGTCGCCGACGTTCTGCCCCAGCAAATCAGGGACCAGCGATCCATACAGCGGACGCTTTTGACGAGTGCCCAGCGGTGTGGTCAGTGCGCGGGTTGCGCGCTGTACAAACTGGAGCCAGTCGTCGACCGCTGCTCCGGTATTTCTATCGACTCCAATCATGGGAAGTCCCTTATGCCGTACTGATGACTCGTCCCTGGTGATCCACCAAAGGGCCGAGGAAGTGAACGCCAGAGGCGTCGAGCAACACACCGACCGCGCCCAGCTTCAGCTCGATGGCCTCAGGGGTCAGCGCCAGCCGAGCCGGGCCGACAGTCAACTCGACCGACTCACGCGAGCCCTTGAACGTCGTCTGTCCATTGGTCCAGCTCAGGACATGGCTTGCATCGTCGTAGCTGCTTTCGGTGCCGTCCTTGTATCGACGACGTGTCAGCGTGGCGACGGTCGAAACCGGAGGGAACCGATTGCTGTTGAGGCCGAACAAGGCGACCGATTGCCCAGCGCCATCGCCGCCGCCATAGTTCAGCAGCAAGCACTGCTCGCCCTCGGAAGGAATGCGCGATTCACTCTGTTCGCCAGCACTCGGGTTGAAGAACCTGATCGCTGGCGTCAGCAGATCCCCATGGCTGACCTTGCAGGTGTTACTGGCGGCATCGACCTCTACACACACGCCGATGCGACAGAAGCTGTCGGCACGCCGGTGCAGGTCTTCGAGCTCGGTCTCCATCTCAGCCAAACGCTCAATGATCGGACCGAGTTGCATACGTAGAAGAGCGTCAAACATGGGCCACTCCTTGAGTGCTTGTTAAACAAGCGCTGTGTATTGATCCGGATCGTCGATGTTCGAGACTTGCGAGGTGAACGCGAACTTTGGCGTCCCCATTGGCTCATCGAGCAACGGCGGACCGAAGTACAACGTCTGGGAAAACGAAACCGTCCATGCGTCGTACACCTGCTCACCGCTGGTGAACGTCGACGGCACGGCCTCGATGCTCATCGGCAGGTCGCATTGCCCTCCCGATACGCCCCAACGGTTATCCGTGACGATATCCTTCAGTGCGCTGGCGAGATTGCAGGCCTCAAGCCCTGAATGCCCGCTCTTCCCGGCAACTACGCCTTGCAGCGAGATCGTCAGGACATGAGCGATACGCCCATCGTTGGCGCGGGTGCCCGCGGCATCGCGCTGAATCGCGATCAGGACCCAGGCATCATCGACAACCCCATCGAAATCCTGATATCCCCCAACCTTCAGGCCTGGATAAATCGGCCGAAGTGCCTCACCGATAGCGAGAATCAGCTCCGAGGGTTTATTGATAACGCTTGGAGACATAAGCGGTTTCCTGTTCGAGTGTCACAGTGTCAATTGTTGAGTTGAGGAGAATTACCGCCGATGACCTGCATCCTTGCAGGTCGGGGTCGTTGTCTACGCCCCCCGTCAGCCAGTCCTTTGGACTTGTTCAGCGGTGACCTCTTTGCTGCCAGTACCATTAGCGGTCCTGGCTGGCATCACGCGGCGTCACTTCATCGATGCCAATCCGCTTCGCCGCCCAGCGCTCGTAAAGTCCGATAGCGACATCGGCACCGGCCATCGCGGTGAGGCAACCGAACGCGCCGGCGGTCCAGATCGACACGCCAGCGGCATACAGCAGCATGATGGTCGAGACCCCACAGACCATGCAGGCCCCGGAGCGCAGCACCAGGCGCCGCAACAATGGCCAGCCGCGAGCGCCCTCCTTGTCGGCGCGCCACATTTCGCCGGACACCCCGCCGACCACCGCCAGAGCGATGACCAGCCAGATCGGCATGTCCGCCAACGCTTGCTGCTCGTTTGTCATGTCACGCCTCCTGCGTTGATAAATAGGTGATGGGTTTGTGTGTTATTCAAACGCTGTCTCTTGATGTGCCTGACGGTAGGTAGGCATTCCAAAAAGCCCGGTCGCCCGGGCTTTTCAGTAATACGGTCCTTCCGATCTTTCGGCGCTACTGGCGCGGTACGGATCCATTCAAATTGTTCCTCCGACCGCGACCCTGTCCGCCGGATAACTGCTTACGGTGCTTTACGCTGCACACCCGGGTCAGTTGCCAACCCTCTGAACCGTTGAGGCCGGTTCATCGCTGCCTTTGCTGTGGAACTAAAGAGCTTCGTTGCGAGCCGTTGTTGAGCGGCTTGAGACAAAGAATATGCATGGATGCATATACAGTCAATGCATAAATGCATTTATTTATGCATTGAAAATGCACAGACGCATGAAAGCCCCGCAAACAAAGGGTCGGATGGTTTTCGTCAGGCGAAAAAAAACCCGCTTGATCGCGGGTTTTGTCTGCTAGCCAGAGGTTAGCGGGCGTACATGCCCCACCAGAAGACATGGCCGAGGATGACGATTTGCTCTTCCTGGATTTCCTGGAAGGTGTAGTCCTCATCCGGGTGTTCATCGCGATTGAAGCTGCGCAGACGAATGCCGGTAGGCAGACGATAGAGCTGCTTCACCCGCAGCTGGCCGTTATGGTTGATGGCATACAAATCACCATCAACGATATCGCCAATCCCGGACTTGCCGGCATTGACCCCAACCGTGGCGCCGTCGCGCAGCACCGGCAACATGCTGTTGCCGCGCACGGTCACGCATTTGGCCTGGTCGAACTGCACACCGTTATGCCGCAAGCTGCGCTTGCCGAAGCGCAAGCTTGAGCGCTCGCTTTCTTCGATGACGAATCTTCCTGATCCAGCAGCCAATTCAACCTCGCGAAGAAAGGGGACCGAGACCTCGTCGTCATCGACGGGGGTATCGTCATCCCACAGGCTTATGTCCTTGAGTTCCGAATGCGACTCTTCGCGTGCAGGCGCGATGGCCGGCGCTACATCGGCGCGGCCACGCAACAGGTCAGTGCTCACACGGAAGTACTCGGCGATCTTCGAGATGTGTTTATCCGAAGGATCGACGATCTTCCCGCTGAGAATCCGCGAGAGGGTAGATTGAGGCACGCCGGTGCGACGGTGAAGCTCCGTGGGGGAGATCCCGTGCTGATCGAGCAGCGCTCTTAAGACGGTAGAAACATTGCGTTTTTGCATAACGCGCATAGTGCTCGTTCTTTTCGAAGATGACAAATGCTGATTTGCATAACAAGTGCATAAACCGCTGAAATGTGCAGCGGGCCTTTCATCCCTGCGTAGGTCGGACTGCCCATGGTAACCTTGCGCCCATCGCGGAAAAGCCGGGCCAACGTCCCTCTTTTGCCCCACCCCTTTCAACGAATTCGCCTGATTACCTGATGAATAAAGCACTCTCCGATCTGTCTTCCCACACCCCGATGATGCAGCAGTACTGGCGCCTGAAGAACCAGCACCCTGACCAGTTGATGTTCTACCGCATGGGCGACTTCTACGAGATCTTCTATGAAGACGCAAAGAAGGCCGCCAAATTGCTGGACATCACCCTGACCGCCCGTGGGCAGTCGGCCGGGCAGGCGATTCCGATGTGTGGGATTCCTTACCATGCTGCGGAAGGTTACCTGGCGAAACTGGTCAAGCTCGGTGAGTCGGTGGTGATCTGTGAACAGGTCGGCGACCCGGCGACCAGTAAAGGTCCGGTAGACCGTCAGGTT